CTCTTCTTATAGTAATACTGCTTATAACTCTAAAGCTGACGAAGACAATACAGCAACAGTATTATACTTTGAGTATAAAACATACGCTAATCAAGTTCACAAAATTAAAAAGACTGCTACAGGCGGCAGTAAAGCTATAGAGAAAAACGATACGTTTAATCCTCCAGCTTCTGATGACTTTGAAAAAGTAGACAGAGCTATTGAGGTTATTTACGAAGGCGCTAAAGTAATTGGTAGTAAAGAGCTTTTAAAGTGGGAGCTTAAAAAGAATATGATAAGACCAAAAGCAGATACAACAAAAGCTCAAATGAGCTATGCTATCTGCGCGCCGCGTATGTATGAAGGTCGTATTGAAAGCTTAGTAAGTCGTATGACTAACTTTGCTGATATGATTCAGCTTACGCATTTAAAGCTACAGCAAGTATTATCTAGAGTAGTACCTGATGGTGTTTACTTAGATGCAGATGCTTTAGCTGAAATAGATTTAGGTAACGGCACTAATTACAATCCGCAGGAAGCGCTTAACATGTACTTTCAAACAGGTAGTGTAATTGGTAGATCTATGACACAAGACGGTGATATGAACCGCGGACGATTACCTATTACGGAACTTAATTCAAACGGAGGTAATAATAAGATAAGCGCGCTTATAAGCACTTACAATTATTACTTACAAATGATGCGTGATGTTACTGGCTTAAACGAGGCTAGAGACGGAGGCGTACCAGATAAAAATGCTTTAGTAGGACTGCAAAAATTAGCTGCAGCAAACTCTAATACAGCAACAAGACACCTATTGCAATCAAGCTTGTATATAACCCTAACAATGGCAGAGTGTATTGCAATGCGAGTGTCTGATGTTATAGAGTATTCACCGACTAAAGAATCATTTGTTAAAACGCTAGGAAAGTTTAACGTTTCTACATTAGAAGAAATGGCTAACTTACACTTGCATGATTTTGGTATATTTTTGGAGCTTGCGCCAGATGAAGAAGAAAAAGCTAAACTAGAAAATAATATTCAAGTAGCTTTACAGTCTGGTCAAGTATATTTAGAAGATGCTATTGACATTAGAGAAGTACGTAATATCAAGCTAGCTAATCAACTACTTAAAATACGTAGAAAAAAGAAACAAGAGCTAGACCAACAACAGCAACAACAAAATATTCAAGCTCAAAGCCAAGCAAACGCTCAAGCCGCACAGGCAGCTGCACAAGCAGACATGCAAAAGCAACAAGCTCTTACAGAATCAAAAGCTCAGTTAGAGCAAATGAAGTCGCAGCTTGAAATAGCTAAAATGGAACGAGAGGCTCAAATTAAAAAAGAGCTAATGCAGTACGAGTTTGAAATTAATAAACAACTACAAGAAGGTCAACTTGCTGTTGTAAAAGAAAAAGATAAGTTCAAAGAAGATCGTAAAGATGAAAGAACTAAAATACAAGCATCACAACAAAGTGAGCTTATAGATCAAAGAAAAAACAACGCACCGCCAAAAAGCTTTGAGTCCGCAGGACAAGATAATTTAGGTGGATTTGGACTTGAACAGTTTGAGCCGCGTTGAAAATAAACAAACAATTATATAATATTTTATCATGTCAGAACAAATACAACCAATAGAAGAGGTAGTAGAAGAAACAGTTCAGGAAACTAAAGCTGTAGAAGAAACACCTCAAGAAGATACTTCATACAAAGAAGTTAAAGAAGATGGTACTATTAAATTAGACCTAGGAAAACTAAAAGAGTTTCAAAACAAAAACGAAAAGACAGATGCTAAAGAAGAAGTGCGGGTGCAAGCACAAGAAGCGCAAAAGCCAGTCACTGAGCAAAAACAAGAGATCGTCGAAGAGGTCTTACAAGAAGTAACCGACGAGCCAGAACAACCTGTCGCTGAAGTAACACAAGAGGTTACTAAAGAAGAAATTACACCGCAACCAGAAGTAAAACTACCAGAAAATATTGAAAGCCTGGTAAAGTTTATGGAAGATACAGGCGGCACTATTGAAGAGTATGTAAGGCTAAATGCTGATTACTCTGATGTAGATAATAACACATTATTAAAAGAATATTATAAGTCAACCAAGTCTCACTTAGATACTAGCGAGATTGATTTTTTAATTGATGACAACTTTTCATTTGACGAAGATTTAGATGAACAGCGCGATATTAGAAAAAAGAAGTTGGCTTTAAAAGAAGAAGTTGCGAAAGCTAAGAAGTTTCTTAATGGAATGAAAGACGAATACTACAAGGAAGTCAAGTTGGGTTCTAAGTTGTCTAAAGATCAGCAAGATGCTATTAACTTTTATAACGAGTACAACCAAAAACAATCTGCTACTAGTGAAGTCCAGCAGAAGCAGTACAAGCAATTTGAGCAAAGTACCAATAATGTTTTTAACGAAAATTTCAAAGGTTTTGATTTTAAAGTTGGAGACAAGAAATATAGGTATAATGTAAAAGATGCCGCTGCTACTAAGGATTACCAAAGCGACATATCTAACTTCGTGAGGGAGTTCCTCGACGAAAACGATATGATGAAAAACGCTGCAGGTTATCACAAAGCTTTATACGCGGGTAGAAACATCGATAAAATTGTATCGCATTTCTATGAGCAAGGTAAAGCTGATGCTATAAAAAACACCGCAATCAAGTCAAAAAACATTGACATGAGCCCTAGAACTGCTAAACCAGTTGTAGACGCAAGCGGCATGAAAGTTAGAGTATTAGGTGGTGAAGATAGTTCAAGGTTGAAATTTAAAATTAGAAAAAAATAAAAACAACTTAAAAACTAAAAAAAATGGGATTTAACACATCTTTAGGATTAGGTGGAGGTTTTTCATTAACTCCTTCCCCAAGCCCAACTGTTAGCGATAACAACTATTTGGATTTAGCAAACACTGCTAACCAAGGGTGGGCACAACAATATCTTCCAGAGTTGTACGAACAAGAAGTAGAGCGCTACGGAAATCGTACAATAGGAGGATTCTTACAAATGGTAGGCGCTGAAATGCCTATGAGTTCTGATCAAGTAGTTTGGTCTGAGCAAAACCGTTTGCACATCGCTTACAAAAGTACTGGAGCCGCAGGTGGAACTGGAAGTATTCAATTGATTGGAACTTCTGGAACTTGCTCTATTGGTACAGCTTTAACTAACTCTTTAAGAAAAGGTAACACTGTTATCATTACTGACACTGCCACTGGACTTAAAACTCTTAAGTGTTTTGTTAGTCAAACAAGTGGAACTGCAACAGGCGGCGATAACACCAACTTTACTATTCTTCCTTATACTCAAACAGATTTATCAGGTGGTGATGGAACAGCTGTAGTATTTGGTGACAATGAGCAAATCAACGTATTTGTTTATGGTTCTGAATTCGCAAAAGGTTCTGACAGCATGGTAGGTGAGCTTAAGCCACAGTTTACTAAATTTGACAACAGACCAATTATTATTAAAGATCACTTTAAAATTTCTGGTTCTGACACTGCTCAAATTGGCTGGGTTGAAACAACTGATGAGGCTGGACAAAGCGGTTACTCTTGGTATTTAAAATCAGCTGGCGAGACTCGCTTGCGTTTTGAAGATTATTTAGAAACTTCTATGATTGAATCAGTAAAAGGTGTTCCTGGAGCATCTACTGTTGATGGTCAAATTGGAGATGCTACTGATAGTTTCGGTACTGAAGGTTTATTTGCTGCTGTTGAAAGT